ACGCTCTACGTCGACCACGAGGCGTACGGCGTCGGCGTTGAGATCGTCGACACGCCCGCGCTCTTCTTGACGGTGCCCGGCTCGGAGACGTGGCCCATCGTCGCCGACTCGGCGCGCCCGGAGACCATCGCGCACATGCGGCGGCACGGCTTCCCGAAGATCATGGCGGCGGTGAAGGGTCCGCGCTCGCTCGAAGAGGGCGTCGAGTGGCTGCGCTCGCACGACATCGTTGTTCACCCGCGCTGCGTGCACCTCATCGACGAGCTGACGCTCTACTCGTACAAGGCCGACCCGCTGACGGGCGCGGTCCTTCCGGTGCTCGACGACCGCGACAACCACGTCATCGACGCCCTGCGCTACGCCTGCGAGGGCGCGCGTCGAGTGCAGGCTGCGAAGCCCGTGCAACTCCAGCCACCGCAACCCGTGGCGCACGCTTGGCGTCGGTGATACGGGGGAGACATGGCCGAGACGAAAGAAGCGAAGCTCGCACGCATTCACGACGAGGCGCTTCGTCGCTTCAACACGATTCAGTTTGCCTTGCAGGACGAGCGTCGTCAGTGCCTCGACGACCGGCGCTTCTACTCGATCGCGGGCGCGCAGTGGGAGGGGCCGCTTCAGCGCCAGTTCGAGAACCGCCCGCGGCTCGAAGTGAACAAGGTCGCGCTCTCGGTCATGCGCATCATCAACGAGTACCGCGCGAACCGCATCACGGTCGACTACGTGCCGAAGGACGGCCGCGAGGCCGACAAGCTCGCCGACCTCTGCGACGGGCTCTATCGCGCCGACGAGCAGGACAGCGTTGCCGACGAAGCCTATGACAACGCCTTCGAGGAAGCCGTCGGCGGCGGCATGGGCGCATGGCGTCTTCGCTCCGTGCTCGAAGACGAGCTCGACCCCGAGAACGAGAAGCAGCGCATCCGCATTGAGCCTATCTTCGACGCTGACACGTCGGTCTACTTCGACCTTGATGCGAAGCGGCAGGACAAGTCGGATGCGCGATACTGCTTCGTCATCTCGTCGATGACGCCCGAGGAGTATGAGGCGCAGTTCGAAGACAACCCGTCGAGCTGGCCGAAGCAGATTTACGAGACGTACTTCGACTGGTGCTCGCCCGACGTGGTGTACATCGCGGAATACTATCGCGTCGAGGAGCGCACGGAGACGCTTCGCGTCTTCCGCCTGCTCGACGGCTCGGAGCAGACCTACACCCGCGCCGACTTCGACGAGGACGAGAACCTCGAGCAGATGCTCGCGTCGACCGGCGCGACCGAGCTTCCGTCGAAGCGCCGCAAGACGCGCCGCGTGCACAAGTACCTGCTATCCGGCGGTCGCGTGCTCGAAGACTTCGGCCTCATCGCAGGCCCGAACATCCCGATCATCGTCACGTACGGTAAGCGCTGGTTCGTCGACAACATCGAGCGATGCATGGGGCACGTCCGCCTCGCGAAGGACGCGCAGCGAATCGCAAACATGCAGCGCTCGAAGCTCGCCGAGATCAGCGCGCTCTCGTCGGTCGAAAAGCCGCTTTTTGATCCCGAGCAGGTCGCGGGCCATCAATGGATGTGGGAGCAGGACAACCTGCGCAACTTCCCGTACCTGCTCTTGAACCGCCTGACGAACCCCGACGGCTCGTCGGCCCCAGCGGGTCCGCTCGGCTACACGAAGCCGCCGCAGGTTCCGCCTGCTCTCGCCGCGCTGATTCAGATCGCCGAGCAGGACATGCGCGACGTGCTCGGCAACGCCGAGGCCGGCGAGCAGGTGCGCGCGAACGTCGCTGCGGAGACGGTCGCCGCCGTTCAGCAGCGCCTCGACATGCAGACGTTCATTTACGTCTCGAACTTCGCCAAAGCCATGAAGCGCTGCGGCGAGGTGTGGCTCGGCATGGCGCGCGAGGTCTACGTCGAAGAGGGCCGCAGCATGAAGACCGTCGACGCCGAAGGCGGCGCGTCTGCCGTCGAGCTCCTTCAACCGACCATCGGCGAGACGGGCACCGTCGAGATGGCGAACGACCTCTCGCGCGCACGCTTCGACGTGAGCGTTGAAGTCGGCCCATCGTCGCAGAGCAAGCGAAGCGCGACGGTGCGCACGCTCACGCCGCTCATCGCGGTGGCCTCTGACCCGCAGACGAAGGCCGTGCTCGAAGCCCTCGCGATGATGAACATCGAGGGCGAGGGCGTCTCCGACGTGCGCGCGTTCTTCCGCAAGAAGCTCGTGCAGATGGGCGCGGTGAAGCCGACCGAGGAAGAGGCGCAGGAGATGGCCGCAGCCGCGCAGAACGCGCAGCCCGACCCGCAAGCGCTCTACCTGCAAGCCGCCGCGCAAGAGGCGCAAGCGAAGGCGATGAAGGCTCAGGCCGACACGCAGCTCGCAATCGCCAACAGCGAGAAGACGAAAGCGGAAACTGTCAAGACCCTTGCATCGGTCAACATTTCCGCACAGGATCAGGCTATCAAGACCGCCGAAGCGATAGCGCGAGCCACTTCCGCGCAACCGCCAACGCAGTCGTAAGGCACCCGGCGAGCCTATCGCCGAGCAGAGGGCACGTGATGGAAGACACCGAAGGAACGACCGAAGAGACGATCGCGATCGAGACGCCAGAGGGCGAGACGCCCGAGGCACCGCAGGCCGACGAGACTACGCCGGAGGCCGCAGCGGCAGACGAGGACGCGATCGACGATGAGGTCGAGGTCAGCATCGGCGACAAGCCAGTGCAGGCCGAGGAGCCGAAGCAATCGGCGCCCGCATGGGTGCGCGAGCTTCGGCGACGAGAGAGGGAGCTTCAGCGCGAAGTGCGCGAGCTTCGAGCCAAGGTACAGACGCCGCAGATCGAGAACCAACCGCCTGCGGTCGGCGCGAAACCCAAGCTCGAAGACCACGACTACGACGCAGAGAAGTTCGAGGTTGCCCTCGCAGGATGGTTCGAGCGGAAGCGGCAGGCTGACGAGTACGCCGCAAAGCAGAAGCAATCCGAGGAGCAGCAGAAGCAGGCATGGCAAGCGCGCCTTGACGCCTACGGGAAAGCGAAAGCCTCCCTCCGCGTGCGCGACTACGACGACGCCGAAGCAAGCGTCACGGAGACGCTCAACGTCACGCAGCAGGGCATCATCGTGAGCGGGTCGGAGAACCCTGCACTCGTCACCTACGCCATCGGCAAAGACCCCGCCAAGCTCAAGGAGCTTGCGGCCATCGCAGACCCCGTGAGGTTCGCCTTCGCGGTCGCCAAGTTGGAGACTCAGCTGAAAGTGAACCCACGCAAACCCGCCGCTGCCCCCGAGGTCATCGTCAAGTCGACGACTCGCCTCGCGGGCGGCTCTCATGATCAAGTACTCGAACGCCTGCGCGAAGAGGCCGACAAGACCGGAGATCTCACGAAGGTCATCGCCTACAAGGCGAAGTTGAAGGCACAAGCGCAGACGAAGTAACGTTTAAGGAATACGACAATGGCAAACTCGTTCAGCAAAGAAGAAAAGGTCGCTTTCGAGCAGCTCCTCGAGGGCTTCAACGACGCGCTCGTGATGAGCCGCAACGTGAACGTCTACAACTACAACCAGACCGACGCGGCCCGCACGACCGCGATGCCGACGAGCGTCTCGCCGAACTACGGAACGGTCTGGCGTCCGCAGCCGTACATCATGCCGAGCGTGACGAGCGTCCCCGGCACCCCGGTCACGTTCTCGGACAAGACGCAGCTCACCGTCCCGGCGAGCATCACGAACCTCAAGACCGTCGCTTGGGGCATGACCTCCGTCGAGCTCCGCGACGCGCTTCAAGAGGGCCGTCTCGCTCAGGGCGCGAACCAGAAGCTCGCCTCCGACATCAACGTCGCGGTGATGCAGACGGCGACCGCTCTCGGCTCGCTCGTCGTCACGACGGGCACCCCGGCGGGCTCGTTCGACGACATCGCGCTCTGCGACTCGCTCATGAACGAGACCGGCGTCCCAGGCGATTCGCGCTACCTCTCGCTCTCCTCGCGCAGCTACAACGGCCTCGCGGGCAACGTCGTCGGAACGACTCGCTCCTTCGGCACGAACAACCGCTCTGACAAGGCGTTTGAGCGCGCTTACGTCGGCATGGTGTCGTCGTTCGAGACGTACAAGCAAGACTACGCGCTTCGTAAGACCGCGTACGCGGGCGGCGCTCTCACCGTCAACACGCTCAACGCTGGCGGCAACGTCAACTACGTTCCGCTCGCGACGAACACCGGCGTCGCCGGCATCCTCAACGTCGACAACCGCTTCCAGACGATCACGCTTTCGAGCAACGTCGGCGTGGTGGCGGGCGACGCCTTCACCATCGACGGCATCGAGGCGGTGCACCTCATCACGAAGCAGCCGACCGGCCAGCCGAAGACGTTCCGCGTCGTCAGCGTTGGCGCTGCGAACACGGTTGTCATCACGCCGCCGATCATCAGCGCCGACAACCTGCCGACCGAAGCCGAGCTTCAGTACAAGAACTGCGAGCGCGCTGGCGTCGGCCTCGCGGCTGCCGCGATCACCTTCCTCAACACCACGACCGCCGACTACAACTGCTTCTGGCACAAGTCGGCGATCGAGCTTCTCCCTGGTCGCCTCGCGATCCCCGAGAACGCCGGCGTCGCGGTCATGCGTGCGTCGACCGACCAGGGCCTTGAGGTCGTGATGCAGAAGCAGTTCGACATCGCTTCGAGCCTCACGAACTACCGCGTCGACGTGCTCTTCGGCACGGCTCTCCTGAACCCGGAGATGGCGGGCATCCTGCTCTTCGACCAGTCCTGATTCGAGAAAGGAGGAGCGGCTTCGGTCGCTCCTTCTTTTTTCTCTTGCGCGTGCTACCGTGCACGCCATGCCGCTCGTCAAAGGATACTCGAAGGGCTCCGTCTCGAAGAACATCAAGACGGAGATGAAGGCCGGGAAGCCGCAGAAACAGGCCGTCGCCGTTGCGCTGAACACCGCGCGCACCGCCGCGAAGAAGGCGGGCAAGCCGTCGAAGGGGCCGAAGGCTGCGCCGAAGAAGGGGATGTGAGATGCCTCTTGTCTTCCGTAAGGGAAAGCATGGGCTCGAATACCGCAGCGAGGCCCCGCATCTCGTCGCCAAGCGCGTCGCCGAAGGCTGGTGCACGAGCAAGGCCGACGCACTTGCGCCGAAGCCCGCTCAGCCTCCCGTGCCCGTCGCCGCTGCTGACGCGCCCGCGGTCGATGCTCCAGCGCTCGACGTGAGCGACGACAACGCGCCACCGACGCGCGATGAGATGGAGCGCAAGGCCGCCGAACTCGGCATCAAGGTCGACAAGCGTTGGAGCGACAAGACGCTTGCAGAGCGCATCGACGAAGCGCTGAAGGGCTAACCTATGGGCTACACGAAGCGGCAGTACATCGAAGCGGCGCTGACGGAAATCGGCCTCGCCGACTACGTCTTCAACTCGACCCCGCAAGACCTCCAGACGGCGCTGCGTCGTCTCGACGGCATGATGGCCGAGTGGAACGAGCGCGGCATTCGCCTCGGCTACCCGCTTCCGCTCTCGCCGCAGCAAAGCGACCTCGACTCGCAGACTGCCGTGCCTGACCGCGCGAACGAGGCAATCGTCTGCAACCTCGCGTGCCGCATTGCCCCGAGCTACGGCAAACAGGTCTTGCCCGCGACGATGGCCACCGCGCGCGAGGCGTACAACACGATCCTAGTGCGCGCTGCGATGCCGCAGGAGCAGCAGTTCCCGCGCACGATGCCCGCAGGCGCAGGCAACAAGCCGTGGACGTGGCAGGGCGACCCGTTCCTTCCGCCACCCGTCGAACCGCTTCTCGCGGGCAACGACGCGCCGATCGACTACGAATAAGGACTCGACATGCCGACCATTAACCAGCTCGCTTCACTGAATCAGCTCACGGGGTCCGATCAGATTCCGGTGTACTCTGCAAGCAACGGCGACGCGCGCAAGGCGTCGCTCTCGACGCTGCTCACGTACATCGAGCAGGCATGGATGTCGCCCGACTTCCAGCGCGTCACCGCGTCGCCGACGCTCTCCGGCTTCACGCTCACGCTGCCGACCGGCGCGAACTCGCTCTTCGTGCTGCTCACGCCAACAGGTACGATGGCGACGGGCACGATCGTCCTGCCCGCCGCTGCGAGCATCGCCGACGGTCAAGAGATCATCCTCTACACCTCGCAAGAGGTCACCGCGCTGACGTTCACGCTGAACGGCGCGACGGCGCTGAACGGCGCGCCAGCTGGCATCCAGGCTGGCGGCTCGCTCACGCTGCGCTACGACGCGCTTTCCGTCGCCTGGTACACGATCTCTAAGCCGACCAGCGTCGGATCGGGAACCGTCAACTACCTCTCGAAGTGGACGGCGCCGTCAACGCTCGGCAACTCAATCGTGCGCGACAACGGCACCGAGGCCGCAGTCGGCGGCGCGCCCATCGTAGGGCAGAGGCTCGCGGTGCACGGAAGTCAGTTCAACCTCATCGGCGACGCAGACGCTACGCTGACGGTCTGCAACACGCTGAGCACTGTGCCTCGCACGGTGACCGTCGAGGCCGTCAACTACACCGATGGCGTCACCGGCACCGCAGGCTTTCGCGCGTCCATTGCGCGCGGCACGCTCCTGGGTCCCGCTGCGGTGCTCAGCGGCGACAGCCTCGGCGTCTTCACCTCGCGGGCCTACGACGGCACGGCCTTCTTCGATGCCGGGCGCATCCAGGTCGACGCGACGAGCAACTGGGCGGCTGCGCGTAACTCGTCGCTCACGCTCTCGACGACCACGGCGGGGACGTCGACCGCCAAGCTGAAGATTTCGGCGATCGGAGACACATCGCTCGAAGCGCCCGGCACCGTCTTCGACGCCTCGCAATTCGCGCAGGGCATCAAGCTCGCGTCGACCCCGACGAGCGTCGACCCGAACGTGCTCGACGCCTATCAGGAGGGCACCTTCACGCCGGTCTACAACGGTGCGGGCGTCGTCGGAGCCGTCACGTTCGCAGGGCGCTACCAGCGCACGGGCAATCAGGTGACGCTAGAGATCACGATCACGACCGCAGCGGCGTCGACGCTCACCTTCACGTCGTCGACGGACTACTTCGACAACTTCCCCGCGTACGTCACGCCAGCGAACAACCTCGTCGCAGGTACGCCGATCGGCGACGGCTGGAACCTCCTGATTCAAAAGGCTGGCGCCAACTTCCGGTCCATCTTCCAGAAGACTGGCTCGCCTACGTTCACGCAACCGGCGAATCAATCTGTCCGCTATACCGTCGCAACCTACTTCGTCTGAGGCACGTCCATGAGCTACTACACCCAGCCATTTGCACCCGATTATAGTAAGGGCGTCACCGTCGCCCCAGGCGTCGCAAGCGCGGTCCAGTCGTTCCCGAACAACGCCAACGCGGTCGAGTTCACGAACCTCTCGACGACGGTGCGCGCCTCGGTGCGCTTCGGCGAGACGAACGCGGTCACGGCAGACCTCAGTGCAGACTACACGATCATGCCTGGCATGAAGTGCGTCATCACGAAGCCGCGTAACTACCAGTTCTTCGCGTTCATCGGCTCTGCCGCAGGCGGGTCGCTCCACGCAATCCCTGGCGAGGGATTCTGATGGGCCTCAAAGCAGTAGCAAACCTCGGGAGTGGCGGCGGCGGCGGCGGCATCAGCGGCAGCGGCTCCGCAGGCTACCTCGCTCAATTCACCGGAAGCACGGCGATCGGTGACTCCCCCATTCGCGCCAGCGGGACAAACGTAGCGATCGACACGTCCGTTTCGGGTAGCTACAAGCTCAGAGTCAACGGCGACACGGACATCATCGGCCGCATCGACGCGATCAGCTCGCGCATCAGCACGATGAGCAGCGGCCTGAGCAGCGACCTCGTACTCCAGCGCGATGGCGTAGAGGCCGCGCGCATCATCGCGGGCGGATTGGTGGGATTCGGCAACACGAACCCGGCGGCCACGATCGAGGCCTACGCAGCGGTCACTGGCGAGGTGCGCGCCAGCGGCGACACCGTGTCGATTGTCAGCTCGTGCACCTACAACAACGCGGTCGCCGCATTTGCGCCGTTCGTGCGGTTGAGCCGCTCGCGAGGTACGAGGGCGGCACCGGCAGCGGTCAATGCGCTCGACACGATCGGTGTCGTTCAGTGGCAAGCTAGAGGCACAACGGATCGCGCCGTTGCAAACATCTCATGCACCGCACCAGCCAACGCGGGCGGCGACCAGATCTCCGGTCAGCTAACCTTCGCGACGGCGCAGACGACGGACGCCCTCCCTGTTGTGCGCCTCACGATCGACCCGGTCGGCGTTGCATCGTTCGCTGGTCCTGTGCGCGCGACCGGAACGACCGCGTCGGCACCAGCATTTACTGGAAGTGACACCGACACGGGAATTTACTTCCCAGCCGCAAACCAAGTCAGAATTTCAACAAACGCTACGCCCGCGATCTCTGTTGATGCCACGCAGAATGTTGGCATCGCCAACACGACCGGCACCATTCTCGGCAAGCTCCACGTTGGCTCCGGCACAGCCGCTCCGACCGTCACGACGCCAGGGCTTATCGTTACCGGCAACACGTCGGAAGCTCGCTTGGTCGTCAAAGAGTCTTCGGCCGGTGCGGAGTGGTTCGTGCTTCCATCGACCACGACCGTCAACATGGGCACGGTCAATGCGTTCCCTCTTGAACTGAAGACGACCAACGCGACGCGCATCACGATCAGCGCCGCAGGCGACACGTCGATCGCCAACACGCTGTCCTTCAACTCCGGCTACGGTTCCGCCGCCGTGGCTTACGGCACGCGCGCGTGGGTGAATTTCAACGGGACTGGCGTTGTAGCGATCCGAGGCTCTGGGAACGTGTCCACGATTACCGATCTAGGGGTCGGCAGCTATTCGGTCAATTTTACGACAGCAATGC